GTGTGGTTAAATATACTTCTTTAGATACACCTAAATTTTTAAATGGATGAAACACAGTTAAAACTTTATTTCTAGATATTAAACAGTTTAGTTTTACATTTCTTTCTTTATTATCATCATCTATAAATTTAAAAGAACAATATATTGTATTTGTGGCATATCTACGTAATTGTGGTATTTCCGGTATAATTTCTGAATTTATATTAATAAATGATTGAGGAAGTATATTTTTAATTTTAAATGGTTTTTTCTTATTTGATTTATAATGTAAAGGTTCTATTTTTGTGTTTTCAACTGATTCTTGTTGCTTTTCTTCATTTGTGTTTTTTATATAGCTATAAAAACCATAACATAGACCCATAGATAGAGATAAGATTAATCCTATCCCTAACATTGTTTCATTCTTACAATCTATTTCACTAGCAACATCTATTAAAGAAGCAATTTGTTCAAACACATATGATAAAACGTAATCCCAACTAGGCATTTTTGCTAATATAGAATCTATAAATTGATTTAAAACTTCAAATGGTTTTGCTTGAGCTTTAGCACTTGGTAGTGGTGCAGGTACATAATTAGACGTAGACATATTTAATTCATGCATAACATTTGATACTTCTATAGCATTTCTAATAAGAGTATCCCATTCTTCCAGGTCAAAATTTCCATATTTCGGTGTTATTGTTGCTTCTGGCATAAATCTTTTAATACCTGGTGTGCTATCATATTTCTCAATTGTAACTGATCCTGTGTAAGATCCTCTATCAAATGATATGTTCGCAAAATTTACTCTAATAATTCGTCGATAAAGAGCTTCTCTATCTGTAATTGTTCCTTTTTCAAATGAAGACGGTATTCCATTAGTTGTTCCAAGTATTAATTGAGATGTAAAATATAGTGCATTTTTCAATTTGGCATCAGCAGCTGGTAAAGCCACTGGCATGGGTGATACTAAATTTATAAACATTGGCCATAATTTATCTCCTACAGCAGAGATATCATCAACGACTAATATATCAGATTGATCATAAGTATCAAAAAATAGTTTAGCATTTGAATCAAT